CTGGTTGATGGTGAAGCCGAGAAACCGCATGAGCCGGACAAAGTCCGGGTACAGCTCTGATTCAATGATGACATCATCGCCGTACACAGTGAACTCCTTGGAGCCCACTGCTGCACATGCAGCAGCGAAGACCAGCGTTTCCACCGTGAACGTGCATCCATTCCCCATAGAGGAGAACTTAGCGTATTCACTCACCTTCTTATCGAGGGTGTACTTAGGACTTCTGATAGCATCCAACAGGCGCAACCACTCGTAAGGAAACAGAGCAGCTACGACGTTGTAAGCCAATGTGTCAGAAGCGGCTTTGAGGTCAACAGTGGCGAGTTTCCCCGTCACAGATCCCTCATGGGCCAGTTGCTGGTTTCGAGCCTGGGAACCCAGATCTATCCCGCAGAATTTACGGAGACGATCTTTCATATAAGCATCCACAGCGAGCTGTACCGGCACGTTTGCCACCGGCTCGCAAGCTATGGTGCGATGGGTTTTCCAGGACTTAGGTACGAATTCCACTCTATTAGTGAGCAACTCTTCCGTCCTCAATCGCGTATAGCCCAATTGGGCCGCGACCGAACTGACGATGAGGTTGCAGAGCTTAGTTCCCGTCCAGCATTTTCTTAACTTCAAATGCGGGAGGCTTTCAGCTCTACTATGAGTGGCAGTTGCACCGGGCGTCAGACGTAAGTTCCTTGGCAGTTCATCCAAGAACGGCCGAACATCACCCATCACCTTTTGCACATATCGCTCCATCCTGGTTAACCAAAGATCCAGATCGGGGGCCAAACGGTCCCGCTGGGTACAGTAGTGATCCAGGCGCCGGTTTGTGATCCTGCACTGCTTTTCCGCATCAAAAAACGCGGTTTTGGCAGCAGCTAGGCAATCCGACTGGTTTGCGAACGCACTGTTCTTTTTGAACAGCGCTTCTATCTGTGCTAAGGCACGAAAGGTGTCGACCCGGATACTTTGCAGGTCGCACGTCTGACTTAAAGAGCTCAACCGCGAGACGTTCCTGGACCTAATGAGGCCCAGAATTGTTTCTTTGGTTTCGCTCGGGATGGTGCTATCATCTTTAAGGTAGCGCCGACTAATGTCGAACACCTCCTCTCGAGTCATCTTCATGATGTACTCTCCTTTTACCATGACGTCTTTCGACACGTAGGCCCCAGTAGAACATACTGGTGCCTGACTGGATCGCCAGCTCCCAATAAATCGAGAGCCAGCCTGGGATGATCTTCATCTCAGATACGAGCTTAGGCCGCTAGGCCGTTTTCTCGCCGATCCAGCTCTGACTTTTCACGAAATCGACGAACTCATC